TGCCATCATCATCTTCTGGGGCTTGCGATGTGGCGGCCATAAGCGACGCACGACGAATGTAAGTTAAGCACGACATGAACCCTTGGGGATCGTGTTTAGGTGAGGGAAAGAACAATTTACCGCAGTCAAGCCGTTCACCTGATTCATGTAGGAAACTGGTCTCACAGACAACCCCGTCTGGGTGCTCTGTGGTTGTTTGGAATAGGAATATTCCATTGTCGTTTAAAGCCCCTATAACGCTGTCCACACAAGATGCTAGGTCAACATACTTGGAACGGAAATGAGGGTTTGTAGCGTTCTTTAGGGCGGGTGCAAAGGCTTTCTGAGCCTTGACCAAAGCAGTAGCAATATTCTTCATGTTAATTTCCTGTAATTAAGAGGGCAAAGATAAGACCAGCAACAAAGCCTGATAGCCAAAAGATTACTTGGTCTGCTTTAGTGGGTTTTGTGGGGGTGTATGGACCGTCAATCATGTTAGACCTCATAGTGTTTGGATTCGTAACGGGCAAGCGCGTAGTCAAGTTTGTCGTTGTCAATTTGCTCTTGAATGGCTTTGGCGTAACCGCGTTCTAGGGATTGGATTACTGTGTCACGCAGTAAGTCGGTGATAAGTGCGTCACCGATATAGACAAACCAAAGATTGGTAGTGTTTGGTTCAAAATAACATTCGAGGTCAACGCCTTGCGCGTCTGGGTGTTCGCACACCATGCAGTCAAATTCGCTGTGTTCTGGTTTCATACTAACTCCTAAAAGACCGCTTGCTATTTGCTACGGCATGGCGTAACTATATTAGATTTCTAATATCCCAGTCAACTGCGGGGTTATTACAGAACTAATGTAGAATTTTTAGCATGACAAAACAAGAAATTATCAAATTGGCAGGCTCACAGGATGCGCTTGCTAAGATTCTGGGAATCACCCAAGGTGCGGTTTCGCAATGGGGAGACAAGATTCCAGAAGGCCGTTACTGGCAGTTGATGGTTTTGAAACCCGAATGGTTTAAGTCATAATTGTTTTGAACACGGCTAGGTCTGAAGTCATGAGCAGACCGAAAAGGGTTACGCCTTCCCCTGCCGCTGTTTCTTTCAAAGGTGCGTAAAAGGCATAAAAATGCAAATAAAAAATTGGAAAAAGTTTCAACACTTTAAGGATAGAAAACCGCCTTGGGTTAAGTTGTATCGAGATTTACTTGATGACATAGAGTGGTTTGAACTTGACCCAAAAGCCGCAAAAGTCTTAGTAATGCTGTGGTTAATAGCCAGCGAAGACGATGGCAACATCCCAACTGCAAAACAACTGGCTTTTCGATTAAGAATGTCAGAAAAGGAAACAGAAGTTTGCATTTCCAAGTTGTCTCATTGGCTGGAACAAGGTGATAACAAAGTGATATCAACACGATATCAAGATGATGCACCAGAGACAGAGACAGAGACAGAGACAGAGAAAGAGATAGAGACAGAATGTATTAGCCCACCTAGCGGTGGACTGCCAAACTGTGACCATGAAAAAGTAATTGCTCTATACCACCAGCACTTGCCGACATTAAGGCGTGTCGAGGTGTGGAACGAGACCAGAAAGGGCTATCTGCGACAGAGGTGGCGAGAAGTGGCTGAAGAACTAGCGCGTCAGAAAGAGGTGCAAGTTTCTGACATTCTTGACTGGTTTACAGATTTTTTTGTACACATCGGTACATCCAAGTTTTTGACTGGTAGGGTAAACAGCAAAGACGGCAGACCATTTATTGCCGACCTAGAGTGGATACTTAAACCAAGCAATTTTGCAAAAATCATCGAGGGAAAATATCATGTCACTTAGTAACTTCAAAAGTAATGTCAAACAAGAATCTGGGTTTGACGAGATGCAACGGCTCATGTGTTCTGTGCCTGGTTGTGGCAAACGCTGGTCTGTCCACCTTGATGGTGATAAACCCAAATGCTCACAGCACCAATGGGGCAAGGAAACTACGACTTACTCGCATCCAACCATTGAAAAATCAGTTACCCAAACTGTCCAGCAATGGTATGAGAAGGAGGATTTCTGATGAACAAAATTGAATTTGGCGATTGCCGTGAAACCATGCGTAAATGGGCATCAGAAGGCATTAAAGCCCAAACTTGTGTGACTAGCCCACCTTATTACGGATTACGGGACTATGGACATGACGGGCAAATTGGGCTTGAAGAAACTCCTGAGCAATACATTGAGGCAATGGTTGAGGTATTTCGGTGTGTATGGGATGTTCTAGAGGATGACGGGACTCTTTGGTTAAACATTGGGGATAGTTATTACAACTACCGACCAGGCAAAGGGCAAGCACTTGTCAAGCAAACTGTTGCTAATAGCAATCAAGACTTGCCACAAACTTGCGCTAGACGTGGCAACAAATTAGATGGATTAAAAGAAAAAGACCTTATTGGTATACCTTGGATGTTGGCATTTGCCCTACGTGCTGACGGATGGTATTTAAGGCAAGACATTATTTGGCACAAACCCAATCCCATGCCTGAGTCTGTGCAAGACAGATGCACCAAGTCTCACGAATACATTTTTCTTTTGAGCAAGTCACCAAAATATTATTACGATATTGATGCAATAAAAGAAGAAGCCCACACTACGGACAACAGCGACAGAAACAGAGATGAATCCAGATTAAACAATACGCCTGGTAGAACTAGGATGGCTGGTTTGACAACTAATCATTACGAAACTAAAAACAAGCGTAGCGTGTGGACTGTTACTACTAAACCACACGAGGGCGCACATTTTGCCGTTTTCCCAACCGACCTTATAGAACCTTGCATCCTTGCTGGTGCGCCTGCTGGTGGTGTTGTGCTTGACCCGTTCATGGGTAGCGGAACAACAGCCCAAGTTGCCCAAACTCTTGGGCGCAAATATCTTGGTTGTGAATTAAACCCTGCTTACCAACCTTTGCAAAACAAACGATTAGCCCAACAATCATTGGAATTAATATGACCAAGACTGAAGCCCATGCACTACTTGATAGACAAAAAGAACAAAGAAACGTTACAACACTACCTAGCGCGATTGATTACGCACTATTCCTCACAGGAGACCTTGGAGGAAATGCGCTGGTGTTTAGCGAGGGAGTGGATAAATCGTTACAACAAGAAAGTCCAAGATGTTGGCAAAGTCAAGGCTTTGACGTGGTGGCACACTCAGGTCGATACTATGGAAGCGAAGAATGGTTTAGAGCAAACCACGGATTTAAAGAGGCGGATGAATGAGATACGCCAAAAGGGTTGACGCAAACCAAGACCAGATAGTGTCAGCCCTACGCGCAGCTGGCGCTTATGTATGGATTATTGGACTACCAGTCGACCTTTTGGTTGGCTACAAAGGGCATACTTTTCTTGTTGAGGTTAAAGATGGTGCTGGAAAGCGTTTAACGCCCCTACAAGACGAGTTTTTCCAAAGTTGGACTGGTGGCACATTATCGCGCATAGACAACGCTGAAGCGGCTCTACGAATGATTGGGGTTTTGCGTGAAATACCAACTAACGAGTGAGGCGCAGGCTAAAGCCTTGATGGTCACGCTGTGGCCAAAGGTGCTGACCGCTCTTAGTGCTGGCAAACCGCTAGTTATGGAGATTAAAGCTGCCGACAAGAGCAGAGACCAAGAGCAAAAGTATCACGCCATGATTAGCGAGATAGCAACGCAAGCACAGCACATGGGCAGTAAATGGGATGCTGAGAGTTGGAAACGACTACTGGTTGACCAGTTTTGTAAGGATACTGGGCTAAAAACGGGCGTAGTTATGCCTAACTTATCTGGCGATGGCATAGTACAACTAGGCTTTCAGACAAGGAAGTTTACCAAAGAGCAAGCCTCAGAATTTGTGGAGTGGCTACACGCATGGGGTGCAGAACACGGGGTGACCTTTGAACAATAAACCTACCCTAGCAGAGCGCAAGCACTTAGCCCAGATCAAGGAAATGAACTGCGGGGTCTGTGACGCGAGTGGCCCGAGTGACGCACACCATATCGTCCAACATGAGCAATACCTTTGCATTCCCTTGTGCAAAGATTGTCACCTAGGGGCGTTTAATGGGATACACGGACAGCAAAGAATATGGAAGGTTTATAAAAAAAATGAGATGAGTGTGTTGAACGAAACGATAAGAACCTTGTTAAAATAAAAGCGTTGGGATGTTAAGCCAGCGTTCGAGGATGTTGAGGTGTATAGTTTTCTGGCTTTCTTATACACATATACATTAACTTGTATAGAAAACAACCAAATTGAGTTCCAACACGCATGGGGATTGAAAAGAGGTAGGCGAAAGCCGAAACACAGGATTGAACACCAGACCGCTGCTTGCAAGTCGAAACATTCACTCAGTCCTCAGTCGTGTTGGTCTAGCAGTTGCCGACATTTGGGGGTTCGCCCCCTTTTTTTAAGGAAATATATGGCTTACGAAAAAGATTCCAACCAAAAAGATGTTGCCGACTTCATAAGCACATTACTCCATTCAGGAACTGTTACCCACTTTATGCACCTCTCAACCGACTCATTTGCCGTACACATGGCATTGGGCGCGTATTACCCCGAGATCATTGAGTTAACAGATTCGTTTGCAGAAGCCTACTCAGGGTGCTACGAAAAGATTAAGAACTTCCCAGAGAATTTCCACAACGCTAAAGAGCCTGTGAAATACATGGAAAGCATCAAAGAGTATGTCAAGAAGAATCGTCAAGCCATGCCAGACGAGACAGAACTGCAAAACATCATTGATGAGATAGCAGGGCTGATTGACTCAACTTTGTATAAACTGACACTCAAATGATCAGAATCTTTGCAGGCTACGACCCTCGGGAAGCTATTGGGTATCATGTTTTTACCCAATCCTTGATCGAGCGCACCTCAAAGGCGGTGGCGATCACGCCTTTTTTTGGCAAGCAAAGAGACGGGTCAAACACATTTATCTATCAAAGATTCCTAGTGCCTTACTTTACGGGATTTAGAGGTAGGGCGATATTTATGGACGCAAGCGATATGCTGATGCTTGCCGACATTGCCGAACTGGACAAGTTATTTGACCCCACCAAGGCGGTACAAGTAGTTAAGCACAATTACTTTACCAAACATAAAAGGAAATACATCGGCACAGCGATGGAGTCCAAGAACGAGAATTACCCAAGAAAGAATTGGTCGAGCCTGATACTGTGGAATTGTGAGCATCCTGATAACAAGGTGTTAGACCCTGACTTTGTGGATGACCACACAGGAAATGAACTGCACAGATTCGAGTGGTTAAAAGACGATCAGATCGGTGAGTTACCAGAGGAATGGAATGTATTGGTGGGTGAAGACGATCAAGAAGCAAAGATTGCGCATTACACTTTAGGCATCCCAGAGTTTGAGCATTACAAGAACTGCGCCTATTCTCAAGAATGGCACAAAACCAAGTCAAGGATGCTTAACGGACTGATCAACATGAAGGAAAACGCTTATGCCTAGCACTTCTGCCAAACAAAAACGATTCATGCAAGCCGCAGCTCATAACCCTGAGTTTGCTAAGAAAGCCGACATTCCTGTTAAGGTTGCTCAAGACTTTATGGCTGCCGACAAGAAACAGGAAATGGCTAAAGCATTGGCCAAGAAATGAAAATTACAGTCAAAAAGGTAGATTCCTTAATACCTTATGTAAAAAACAGCCGAACCCACTCCCCTGATCAGGTGGCGCAGATTGCGGCAAGCATTAAAGAGTTTGGCTGGACTAACCCAATATTGGTAGACGGGGATAACGGCATCATTGCAGGGCATGGTAGGCTCATGGCAGCCCGTAAGTTAGGGCATAAGGAAGTTCCCACCATAGAACTAAAAGACCTGACCGAAACCCAAAAGAAAGCCTACATCATTGCCGACAACCGCCTGACACTTAACGCAGGGTGGGACAATGAGATGCTGACCATAGAGTTAAACGACCTATTGGCAGACGGCTTTGCGTTGGACATATTAGGCTTTGACCCAAAAGAGATAGCCGCCTTGCTAGAGCCAGAGGTGGTGGAAGGGCTGACTGATGAGGATGCCGTTCCTGATGTGCCAGAAGAACCCAAGACCAGATTGGGTGACATTTACCAGTTGGGCAACCATCGATTGATGTGTGGGGACAGCACTAGCATTGACGCTGTGGATAAGTTGATGCCAAATGAATTGGCAGACTTGGTATTTACTGACCCTCCATACAATGTTGCATATAGTGGGCGCGGTGAAAACAACCTTGGCACTATTAAAAACGATGACATGACAGATGACCAATTTGAGGACTTTTGTCGTGGTTTCTTTGGGTGCTACTTTGCAAAAATGAAATCTTTGGCTTGCATTTATGTATGCCACCCTGACAGCCAATCAGCTCCAAAATTAGCATTTGAGAAAACATTTGCCGAGCAATTTAAGAAATCTAGCACCCTAATATGGATGAAACAGTCTGCTGGCATGGGTTGGCAAGATTACAGGGCGCAACACGAACCAATCCTTTATGGATGGAAGCCAGGCACAGGCAAGCACTTTTATTGCGGGGACAGGGCAAAAACAACCATTTGGAAAATTGGTAGGGATGCACAATCCAAATATGTTCACCCAACCCAGAAGCCCGTAGCATTGCCAGAAGAAGCCATAAATAATAGCAGTAAAGGGCAAGACATAGTTTTGGATTTGTTTGGTGGTAGCGGTAGCACATTGATTGCTTGCGAGAAAACAAACCGCTATGCCAGGCTAATGGAACTAGACCCAAAATACTGCGATGTAATAGTAAAGCGGTGGGAAGATTTCACGGGAAAGAAAGCCACCTTATTGACAGCAGTAGCCGAAACTGTTTAAATTCAACCGAGTTCCCCTGTATAAAAGATGCCAATAATTCCTCAAAAGGCTCATAAGCCAACTAACGAATCAAGAAAAACTGTTGAAAGCACTAGCGGTTTGGGATTGCCGCACGAGCAAATAGCCTTGTTGGTAGGCATAGATGACAAAACATTGCGTAAGTATTACCGCGAGGAATTGGATTTAGGCAAAGCCAAAGCCAATGGGCAGATAGCCAAGACGCTGTATAGCAAAGCCGTGGGTGGGGACACCACAAGCCTTATATGGTGGACAAAGACACAGATGAAATGGGCAGAAACCCAAAAGCACGAACTAACGGGCGCAGAGGGTGGGGACTTGGTAATTAAATGGGCATCAGAGAAATAACTATCCCCTATGCGCCTAGAAAGGCGTTCATGCCTTTTCACCAAAGGACGGAGAGATGGTCATGTCTGGTGGCACACCGAAGGGCGGGTAAGACAGTCGCAGCTATCAACGACCTGATACGCAGAGCATTGACCGAGGGTGGGGTGAGAGCACAGTATGCCTATATCGCCCCGTT